TAAAGTAGGTTTAAAAATGCAAGACGGTCAACTTCCTGCTGAATTGGAATCTATCTTAATGGCTTACTTGTTGAAACAATTAGAGCGTAAAGCACAAAGATTAGTTGTTCTTGGAGATACTGGATCAGTTGATGCTGAACTTGCACTTATGGATGGTCTTATTAAATTGATTAATGCAGACGGTACAGTAATAGATTATAATTCAACTGAAACTACTATTACAGATGCTAACGGATATGATATTGCTTACGGTTTATACAAAGCAATTGACCCTGAAGTATTCGATGCAGGTGTACCAGTAGCAATCTACACAGGTAGAACTGAAGCATTATCTATTATCAAACAATGGAATGATGATAACCCTTACTCACAAATGCCAATTCCAGCAGGAGGAACTTCTTTACGTTTCACTTTGCCTTTGACAGATGTTGAGATTGTTACTCTTCCTGAGTTAAGCGGACTTGAAGATATGTACGCTATTCCATTATCATTGACTTTCTTAGGAATTGATGCTAAAGAAGACATGGTTTATGATATCAAATACGATGATTACAATGACAAATTGAAAGCTGAGGCTTCATTTAGATTAGGAACTCAAATCGTATGGGGAAAATACTTTACTAAATTAGTATTAACAGCATCTTAATATAAAGCAATATGTGTGAATTAACAAGTGGATATGATAAACTTTGTGATAGAGCAGGTGGTATTGATACGCTTTATGCGTTTAGTACTAAAGATGCGAATGGAACAAGTAACATTGACACGCTCACAGTTGCGGACGGTGCAGTAACAGCACTTACTTTAGTGTCGGGTAAATACGCTTATCCTTTCAATGTTGAAATGGAAACGGCAACTTTTACTGACACAGCAATTGGTGAACGTGCAAATAACGCTTATGCAAGAGAGCAGAGCGCAACAGTAGTGCTTCATGGCAATACGGCTTCTATGATAGTTCAAATTGAAAACCTTTGCAAAGGTAGAACTACATTGATTGCTAAGATGAATGATGGTACTTACGAGGTATTGTTCTTATACAACGGTGCTAAGGTATCGGATGAAAGAACACCGGGAACAGCTTACGAAGATATGAACGGTAACACGTTGACTTTCACAGGGAAAGAAACTTCTAAAGCACCTAAGATTTCAAGTGCAATTGTACTTGCTTTGTTAGAGGTAACATCTTAATTAATTATTAACCTTAATTATTAAAGGGGAGGTTTGCGCCTTCCCTTTTTTTAGCACTATGAGAAAGATATATATAAAAGGTCTTGGAATGATAGACGATAACGAAGAGAACAAAGAGTTACTTATTAAATTAGGATTCAGAAAAAATGATACTATTAAGACAAGACCAATCGAACAAGATTACAGTAACGTTAAACGAGTTAAAAAACGAAAGTCTACCAAATAATTGGTTGTTTGTTTTTGATAATGCACAGTCTGACACGTATCAATATAAGATACAATTAACAGATGAAAGTCTAAGTACTGAAAGGTATAACTTATTCACACTCGTAGAAGGTACAGATTTAAACTTTACTTTCTTAGGTGACTATGCTTATTACGTTTTTCAAATGCCTAACGAAATAAGTACAGACCCAGCAGACGGTGAACTTGTAGAAACTGGAATAATGCGTTTAATTGAATCTACACAAACAGAAATTCCTACTTATATAGTTGACAGTAATACAAATATTTATGATAAAAACAATATTTAGGGAAGCAAACAAACCCGAACCAATTGAGAAAATAGATAGTAGTGGAACTGTCAAGTGGGGAACAGACAATTTATACCCTCAATTTTTAAATTCAATCTATTATAACAACCCTGTGCATGGTGGTATAATTAATCAAAAGGTTAAGTTTATCACAGCAGGGGGAATTGATACAGATTCAGTAGATAAAAGCATCTTAGATAATGGTGGTTCTGCTTATACACTTCAAGAAGTCATTGAATCTTGCACAAGAGATTACGAGATAGGAGAAACTTACTGTATTTTATTCAAAAAGAAGGTAGATGGTGAATGGTATGCAGACCCAGTTGACTTTGAACTTATAAGAGCGACTGAAGACGGTACTTATTACGAGTATTCAGACAATTGGAAAGGTCAGCAGTCATTAGAAAAGACAGGATATAGAAAGATTAAATCTATTTTTAAAGTAGGAGAAGAAGATTTAGAGTGTATTTTAGTTAATATCACAAGACCTAAACAACAAAGTATAGGTGAAGGACGTAAAGCTACATTAACTTGTAACTATTATCCTTCTGTAAATTATTCGGGTGCTATTACTTCTATAATGGCAGGTATTGAAATGGATTATTTTACCTATTCAGAAGTAGTCAATGGGTACAAAGGCGGGGTTCTTATCAATATGGCTAACGGAAAGCCTGTAAGTGATGATGTAGAAGATAAGATCGTAAACGATTTAAAGGCAAATGCAAGCGCAAGAGAAACGCAAGGAGGTATTACTGTAACATTCTCAAACGGTAAAGATAATGCGCCTGAGATTAGCCAAATGAACGGCAACGATTTAGATAAGCGTTACATTGAAAGCAACAAAGAGATAGTTAAAAAGATTATGTATGCTCATGGTGTTATTAGCCCTGCGTTGTTTGGTTTAGCTTCTGAGGGTATGTTTGGTTCTAAAGAAGAAATGGAAACGGCTTACGTATTATTCCAACAGAACTACGTTAAGTCAAGACAAAGAAATATATCAGAGCCTATTACATGGGCATTTAAGAAGTTAAACGGTTTTGATGGTGTTATATTCTTTAACGAGTATAATATATCATTAGAGCAAAACATTGTAACAGAAGATGATAATACTGGAGCAGTTTCAGAAGCGATTAATGGAATGTCTCCATTAGTAGCCACTAAAGTTTTAAACGCTATGACAATCAACGAAGTTAGAGCGTTAGGTCAGTTAGAACCTTTACCAAATGGTAACGTTCCAAGTGGAGGAGTAGGTCAGTTTTCAAGTGAAGTTATAGATGACGAAGATTTACTTAATAGGTTTGCTAATTGTGGTGTACCACGTTCAACTAAAAAAATAGAGTTTAGTGCTTCATTCGATGCTAACGTAAGTGATGATGATTTTAAAGCACAATACATTAAATCCAAGTTTGCTACTGACTTAACAAAAGAACAACAGTTAATTGTTAAGATGATTAAAGAAGGTGCTACTTTTCCACAAGTATCTAAGGCAGTTGGTAAAGGTGGTAATTATCTTTCTAAGCAGTTAATCACTTTAGGTAATAATGGAATAATTGACGGATGGAGAGTAACAGAAGAAGGTAATACTGATGCAGTTGTTGAAGCTGAAATTGAAGTGCTTTACTCATACGAAAAAAAAGCAAACGCACCCGACTTAGTTAAGGGTGGAAAGTCAAGAGATTTTTGTAAGACTTTGATTGAGTTGGACAGACTTTATACACGTTCTGAAATAGATACAATTAGCAAAAATGTTAAGAGAGATGTATGGACTTACAGAGGTGGATGGTATCACAACCCTGACACTAATAGAAATACCCCTTCATGCAGACACGAATGGAAAGTAAACGTGGTTAGTAAATGAGTTTAAGAAGGTTTATACAAGATAAGATTGAGGGTATGGCTTTTGTATCTAATAAGTGTAACTTCCCAGCGCCTGTTGGTGGAGTTATTACCTTGTTAGATAATGTAACTTATTTAATTAACGGAACTGTTGACTTAGATGGTGATAGGTTACTTTGTGGAGTGAATACGGTTTTAATTGGAGGCTCTTCTGAAAATTGCAGAATTAAATCAACAGGCTTAACGAGTGCATTGATAACTTCGCAGTATTCACTACCTATTAGAAGTCTAACAATTGAAGCAGACCTTGCTCTTGATTTAGATGGAGATGGAGTTACAACTGCATTGGATTGGTTTGGTGTTAACTTTACCGACTGCTTGATTATAGGAACGATAAAAGACTATTCGAATTTCATTATGACAGATTGCGCTTTTCTTAATTCGGGTGGTCTTACTTTTGACGGTACAATTGGCACTATCGGTTTCTCAAACTCTTTGTTTGAGTGCAACAGTTCCAACATAGCAATAATACTTCCAGCAACTTTAACGATTACAAGGAGGTTCAGAGTTGCTTACTGTTCTTTTGTAGTGCTTAGTGGTGAAACAGGAATAAGTGCAGACTTATCTCTGACAGTTCCAACAGAAGCATACATATTAGATACGGTAAACTTTGGCGGTGGAGGCACTTATATAAGTGGAATAAACCAAAGCTATAACGATGCTCTTTTTATTAATTGTGTTGGCATAAATAATACATCTGTTAATGGACAGCTTTATATGCAAGGTAATGCAACAGCGACAACAATAGCAGGAACAAGCACATTTGTTAAAGTTGCTGGAACTACAACAGCAAGTGCAGACAATTCAAAAATAAGTCATTCAGATAATAGATTAACAATTGATGCAACCATAAACAGAAGATATTTAATCCAATGTCATTTATCTTTTAGTAGTGGCAACAATAATGAGTGCGAGTTTGGCTTTTATGATAGTCAGTTAACAGCCGTAAGAACTCCATCTAGAACAAAATCAACAGCGAATAGTGCTGGACGTGCTGAGAACGTTTCTTTTGCTTGCGTAATTAGTGGGAGTATTGGTGATTATTTAGAAATTTGGTGCGCAAATAATACAGCAACAACCAATATTACAGTAACAGAAATGAACTTTATAATAACAGAGATAAAATGAACGCATTTTTAATAGATACAGCAACACTTAAAAAGATAGGGTTTACAAACTCTAACGTAAACGATTCTATCGTAACACCTACACTAAGAAGGGTACAAGATACCATGCTTTTACCTATACTTGGAACAGAGTTCTTTAAAAGGCTTCTAACAGGTGTTGATGATGATGATTTAACAGCAGACGAAACAACGCTTTTGAATGAATACATAGCACCATGCTTAATTGCAGGTGTAGATTTACGTATTGTTAATCATGTTACATACGAAATACGTTCAAAAACAGCAGGAACTACAAGAGATGAACACATGAACCCTGTGAGTATTGCAGAAAAGAACCAACTTACAGATGATTTAAGAGCAGATTTTGAGGTTTATAGAGAAAGATTGATAGGATACCTTAAAGATAACTGTACTTTATTCGATACTTATAACACTTGGGTATGTAGTTTTGAGAATATACAGCCTGACAATGGAGACACTTACACTAATGTACGTTTTGCATAATGAAGAAATCTATAAACGGAA